CCCCCCTTTCGGGGGGCCCGGCAACATCATTAGATGGGCTGGGGTCCTTGGCGCTTGTGCGCTTTAGGATTCTGCGTATGATTAGGCCGAGAGGCCCAGCATCCGCAATTCTGCATTACCGACGTTTATGACAGATAGACAACAGTCCGTTCAGTTACGTCAGCTGAATAAGGCCTACTTTCCGCGTACTGGCGAACGGTTTCAGAGTGTGAATACTCAGTCTAAGGCTTGGGTCAACTCCTTCAATGGAGTTGAGAATCCCTGGTTCTTGGCTCAGATTCATACTCATACCGACGCCACGACCGCGGCCAGTTGGTCTAGGCAGGATTATTTCTCCTCTGCTGAAGCGACCTACGGCATTGTCGACCCTGTCAACAACAACTATACGTACAACTACAGTACGGTAGGGTACATCGTACCCTTTTCCGGCCTGCCTAGTGCGGCTAGTCAAACGACGGCTGATGCGAGGGCGAGGATTGCTTTTCGTAACAACGTGAGACAGGTTCAGACCGCTTTCCAGGGCGGTACCTTTCTCGGCGAGTTGCGTGAAGCTGTCCACGGGATAAGGCATCCGTTAAAAGCTTTACGTACCGGGGTAGACCAACTGATCTCCGCTTCGCGAAAGAACGCGAAGCAAGCTCTCAGGGGGCATACTTCTGGTACTGTAAATCGCGCCTCTGTTGTTCACAGAGCCGCACGGGATACCTGGCTCGAGTGGTCGTACGATAAGCGGCCCCTCATTGCTGATATCAACAGCTTCGCTGATGCCATCGCGAGTGCCCCGGTCGACGACGTTGTCGCCGTCCGAGGTCAGTCTCAAGATGAAAATCATTCGACGTCTGTTGGTACCTTTAATGGTGGGTACGCCCCGGCGACCATCGAATACCACATTGCGAAGGTTTCGCGTGTGTCTGTTCGATATCTCGGTGCTTGCAGGATGGTATCAGAATCCCCCCGCAGTAATTTACTGCGCAAGTTCGGCCTTGATTGGTCGAATGTTGCGCCTACTGTGTGGGAGCTAATACCGTACTCATTCCTCGTCGATTATTTCTCCAATGCTGGAGCTCTGATTGACGCTGCGGCTACTACAAACTTCGAGGTCATATGGGGCTGTAAAACAGTTATCTCCGAACAGGACTGCAGGATTGCAGACATCTTTTGGAGAAAACAAACAGACCCAAACGTCCATGTTGTGAGTAGTAACGTAAACTCGTCCTCTTACACGAACTATAAACGGAGTGGTACCAGAAGCCGGTTTAATACCGCGGACGTTGGAGTCAACTTGTTTGATTTCCGTACGCGGATGCCCGGTGTTGATAGCCTTAAGTGGCTTAACATCGGTGCTCTGGCCTCGGGTCGCTGGTTCCGTTAGGTTCGGTTCTTTAACCTCCTAGTTCGCACTTAAATGTGCAAAGGTCTATATGACTGTTGCTCTCACCAGTCCGGTAACTGGCGCAGCCCAGACCGGTCACTCCGCTCCCACCTTCACGGTGGTCGCGGATCAGGCTCCGAATAGCTTCTCGAAGCAGTACGCTGTCACCGGCAACGGTGGTACCGGACCCTTCACGGCTGTTCATGCCGCTTCCAAGCCCTTCACCGTCACCTTTCAGCGTCCTTCGACCATTCGGTCGGCGCCTGTGCCCAATCCGGTCACAGGGGTGGTGGGGAATTCTCCTCGGAATGTCTACACGGTTCTGGTCCGTAAGGGACTTGTCCCTGTCGCGGGCCAGAATCCACAGATCGGCGTTTTGCGCTGCGACCTTTCGGTCGTAGGCGGCGCCGACCTCGTGGAACCGGACGACATTCGTGCAGCTGTGTCGTTCCTGATCGGTTGCCTGAATCAACAGGCGTCCGGTCTTGGCGATACGCTGATCAATAACCTTCTGTGAGTAAGGTCTGGGTGCTCGCTTTGCGGGCGCTTCAAGCCTTGCTCCCGGTTGTTCTTGATCGGGTAGCTCGTGACGTCATGCGAAGATCTCGCCGGCGTCACTAACTTCTGCACTAGCGCTGATAGAGCGCTCGAAGGAGAGTTTATGGAAGTTTCTTCCTCTGCTCTTGTTTCACTGCTGGCCGAAGACCTCCGGGAGGCGGTTGCGTGCGACTTTACCGTCGTACGTGACTTCTTCCCTGGAGCATCCGTCCGAGACGTTTTCGCGTGTAGGCTTTATTCTTCCATCGTCAAGAAGCTTCAAGACGATGAAAGCTCTGAGGCCAAAACGCGTTGTCTCGAAAAATTCCTTGCAGCTAATTCTCGCTGCAAGGCGTGGCGGTATGATCCAAGTCTAAGCCGGGACGAGGAGCTCTTCGGCACCCTTCAAACGGTGCTGGATGAGTTCTTCCATCCCGACGGCGAGCCTTTGGTATCCTCCTATTTTGACGTTTTGCGTCAAGGTAGATGTGGTCCAGGGGCAAGTCTTGGTGCGAACGGGAACGACTTCTATACGAAGCTGTTTTCGTCCAAACTGACTTGTACGTCTCCGGTCCTGTACGACTTGTACGGCGACTACTTGCAATGGTTTCCCGATTGGCTCCGCGCGGAATTCAACCGCATTACGGAGTTCGGACCTTTCCAGGTTGTCGATTGCAGTTCTCTGTCATTCGTGCGGAAATCTCGCGATATTGCTCGTTCCATCTGCACCGAGCCCACGCTGAACATGTTTTTCCAGCTTGGACTTGGTGAGATTATTTCGGCCCGCCTGAAGAGTCGATTCGGAATCGATCTCTCTAGGCAGCCCGATCGGAATAAGCGGCTCGCTCGACTTGGCTCTCTCGATGATGACTTTGTCACTATCGATTTAGAGTCTGCGTCGGACAGTGTTTCGGAGTCTCTTGTTGAGGCTTTGGTACCAGAGGATCTTAAGACAATCCTCTGGCAGATTCGCACCCCAAAGGTGCGGGTCGGCGCTGATGAGTACCTGCTCCATATGATCTCTACGATGGGGAACGGTTTCACGTTCCCGTTGCAGACGACCATTTTTGCAGGTATCGTTGTCGCGGCAATGCGTTGCAACGATGTAGAAATACGCCGGTGTGATGCTCCACTTGCGAACTGGGGAGTCTTTGGTGATGATATCATCTGTCCGTCTGGGAAGACGGCGCGAGATGTGCTTCGCCTCTTAAGACTTTGCGGTTTTGTGGTAAACCACGACAAGTCCTATGTTTCAGGACCATTCCGGGAGAGCTGCGGAGCGGACTACTACCAAGGTGTAGATGTCCGTGGAGTGTATTTGAAAACACTCAAAACGCAGAACTCCCGGTACGTAGCCATCAATCGACTTAACGAGTGGTCGGCTAGGAGCGGCATCATGCTGCCCCGAACCGTAGGCTACTTGCGCGACAGTGTGAGGGTTTTGGCAATACCCCCGTACGAAGCGCAGGATGCCGGTATACGTTCTCCTTTCCCTATCTTTCCGATCCCCTGGCGCAAGCAGCGGTATGTTTACCGCTGTTATGAACCAGTTGGTCCTCGGATGGGTATAGAGGAAGACCGTATTACCTTCCTTCGACGTCCCAGCGATGGGGCCAAGAAGCGATATTACAATCCTGACGGATTGTGGTTCTCGTTTATTGGTGGTTACGTGCGAAACGGGCAGATTGCGATCCCTTTAAAACAGGGTGAGCAACCTGCCTACCGCACGCGCCTGAAGGTAGCACCCTTTTGGGGTCCTGACGGCGATCAGTTGGCTTCGCAACCAACTGAGTTTTGGGCGCGGTGGAATACCGCGGTCTCGACCAATCTTGGTCTAGACGAAGTGGCGTAAGCCATGGGAAG